TATCTTCGATAAAGGTATTTGTCTTCAATTCTAAAACCATTTTTTCACTTTTTATATTTCTTGTCAATGTGTGCAATTCTTTTCTCAATATATTCAATTATGGGATTATTTTTATCTTTATCTTCAGGTGGAAGAATATTCAAATAATTATTCAGTTCGTCAATAAATGCGTATTTTTTCATCATATCTACAGAATAGTTAAGAGATAATTCTTCCATTTGAATCTCCATTGATGGTAGGGGTGCAAGGATTTGAACCCTGTCGAGAACGGTAATCTGCCGCTGAAAGCCTTATAAGGACTCCCTGTGTACCAACACCCACCCCCAAAAATTGGCGACCTCGGAGCGATTCGAACGCCCGACCTGTGGAGTAGAAATCCATTGCTCTGTCCAGCTGAGCTACGAGGCCAATAAAATTAGGTGGGAGGCTTCTGTTGCCAAGTGCCTCCCGAACTCCGATCAAGCCGCTAGGTGACCAATTATATTACTTATTGTCGACAAACTTTTTAATTTCTTCAGCAAGATTAATAATATCCGATTTTGTTGGATATTTAAGAGCAGAAATTAATTTTGTTTTTTCTTCGGAAGCTTCTGGATATGATAATATAATCTTTTCCAGAGCAGCCTGATATTCAGCGTTAAGTTGATCTCTTGCGAAATGAACAAGATTAAATCTTAAATCGTATGGTGTACTCATTTGTAGTCTCCTTTGTGTGTGTTTTGTGTGTTATAAAGTGAGCCCGTTCTGTTTCGAGGTGGAACTCATACCCAAGAGATTAAGCCGCTAGGCGCATCTCAAGAAGTGAATTATCGTTTGCAGATAATTTTATCTTACGTTAACGTAGTTTGCACACGATGTCTAAAAAAATACTCCATACCATGTCGATCCCTTTCATCCCCGTATAAATTGGTGGAGATGTCGGCATCCGAGAGCCGAGTCCATAGCTATTTTGTATATTTTCTAATAATTATCAGCCGACATTTTCTGATAATAACCTGTTAATCTTCTTTGCTCTTCTCTTTTTATTGAAGCAATTTTTATTTTTTCTTTATGCTCATTAGTAAGACCATTTTTTTTCCTATTTTCATTTGCTTTTTTAGACATTTCAATAGTTCTTGGATCATCTTTAGCAAACGAAGATTTACCCCAATTTGGATGTAATTTACCTGTAGAGTTCATTGCACCTTTTTTTGATCGCTCTTTATGTGCTTTACTGCCATCATTTAAATGCGCAAATCCTCCGTGTCCACCTTCATGCATGTTATAAGACATATTAGTATTGATAGCTTGTTTTGTTACTAATGTTTTCTCTAAATTAGCGGCTTCATCATTAGTATCAAAAATTTGTAATATTTCTTTAATAAAATTATCTACACCATATTTGACAATAGCAGCTTTAATTAGTTTACCACTACCCATGTAAGAATCATTAAGCGGCGACATATGCTTGCGTTTACCTATATACCATTTACTGTTTATTTTATTTGTAATTTTATATACATAATAAGCCATAAAGATGTCCTTTTTAACTTATTTATATAAAATTAATTTTGAGGCGGCGGGTACCGCCCCCGCGTCCTCAGTGTCTATTCCACTAGATGTCATCAACATCAGCAATATATTTATTATACCTTATTAGAGAGAAAAGTCAAACTTTATCTTTCCAATTAGCACCAATATAATATTCCATCATGATCCCTATACCTGAAAGCCAACGATCTGTATCATTAAGATCTTCAAGCTCGTATTGGTGCAATGACACTGTTGTCAGTTTTTCAGTAAGCTCTTGTTTCTGTTTTAACAGCATACGATAATCTTGAATCAAAGTATTTTGAAAAATCTTATCAATTGTCTCAGCATCGATATCAATCAGCATTTTTAAACTCCAATTTATCTTTATTAACCACAAACTCTACAATGTTATAATCATCGAATTGATCACCACCATATCGGAAATAATCTCTTCCACCATCAACGAAAGCTCCATTACCAGCATCTCGATAATCATGACGGTAACGAGAATAGATAACAGTGCCTTCCGTTTCTAAACCTTTAAACACAACATCCTCTACTGCAGACAAACCATTGGCAATCATCAGCTGCCTATCTTCGGTAACATACAATGCAAAATAGTTTGAACCTTCTGGGTGAGCTGTTTCCGTATAGAAGATAGCTGCTGGAAAGTTAGCCCAACCACCGTTACGATCCTTAGCGCACGTTTCAAGGAGATAGGTAGCCTTGTAATGCTTTTCAATGTTCTTGATATTTTCTTCAGTAAGAAAAGAAGATTTAGTATTGACAGTCAAACTGTTTCTATCAGTAACTAACTTACGCTTGTTCATTTTTAGTATTCCTATGCCCTAGCTCTTCATCAGTAAATCCAGTATCAGGTTCATTTTGATATATCAGCTTACCAGCAGTTTGCTGCCAGTGATTATATTGACTCGGTAGTTTATGGTGACTTAGCTCCATTGGTTCATAGTAAAATGACATTACGAAGTTACGATACTTTTGTAGGCGAGCAATCTCAGCTTCCTTATTGGCAATCGTCTGCTTCATTTCCATAATGCCGCCTGGACCTTCAGTAAGAAGTTTTATTCTAGCATCAGTCATCACATATACCTTTTTACAAAAATAGGACCAATTCTCCAATACGTATAAGGTGCGGCGCCAAACATATAACCACCACCATTAAATCTAGTACGATTCCATACGAATATTTCGCCATACCTTGGCCAAATCCAACTTACAAACCACCTATCACTCAGTCTCATTTTTGACCTTTACATACGTTTCGATTCGGCGATCAATATATTCATCTAAATGAAATTTAAAGTTCTCTTTAGCCAATGGCAAAACATTAGCACGGATATTGTCTGCCATTCTCCATTCACCTTCATTATTATGATGCCATTCATCATCAAGAGTATCAATAAGTTTTTCTAATGATTCGATAACATCTTTAATAATCTCTGAACTTTTTCTCATTTCGTCACCTTCAACAAAATAATATTTTCATTAAGACGGCCATTGGCTGGTGTTTCCATTTCTTCAACCAATCGCTTAAGAACGATTTTACCACCCTTCAAAACAGTTTCCAAACGCTCATTAGTTTTACGACCAATTTTAATAGATCGAGAAGTTGACTCGTCAAAATCAACAATGGTAGTGCCCCGAATATTAAGACCACTGGGACCCATAGCATTAAAAACGCTGAGAGTATTATACTTCGTATTAAAAGTCCAAAGACTTTGAGCACCGATGATAGAGTTAGGTGTAACCGAGGCAATTTTATGTTCATTGCTTTCTTTTTGATACTTAACATTTTTAACTAGTTTATCAGTTGATACTGGCTTTGGTTTACGAGTGGCTCGAGTTTTCTTAGCAACAGAACCGTATTTTGCTGCATCTTCTAGCAGTTTAGCAAAGAAAGTAATACGAGCCTTCAGCTGTTTTTTCGCGAAATTCGTATATCCTTCAATCTTGCCTTCATAGGCTTCAATCAATTCATTGAGCCATGGACCATAATATTCAATGATTTTTGACGAATACATGGCAGGAATTTCGTGTTTCTTTAGCCAATCATATAGAGAAAACTCTTCCTCAGTATCAATCATCTGCTCAATATCGCCGATAATATCATCGCCACGATCTTTGATACGGTCTTGAATAGAAGGTTTTGGAGTGGTAGTTACTTTCTTCTCAGGCTCTAGATGACCAAATGCTTCTTTGAGATAATGATCGATAGAAGATTGCCAGTTATTTTTCTTGGCAGTTTCTGGAGAAATGATCGACATTCTCGCCAACCAGCAAGCAGAAAGAGGTAGCCATGTATCGGAGATTTTCGCCACCTTCTTTACTTCAGAAGGACGATTGTGTGCAGCAAGGTAAGAAGCTAGATACTCGCGAGCCTCATCCTTGCTGCACATGGCATTGTACCAGTTGATTGATCGAATCGTACTTTTCTCGATCTGCACAGCACTAGGTTCATCACCAAGATACTTCACATTCACAAGATACTGTTCGCTACGAGTTTTGCGAACAGGCTTCGGCTTGCTGCGCTTAATCAACTTTGGTCGCTGTGCCATTTTTAAATCCCTATTTACTATTATACTGCTTCAGCCATTTCGATAGCAACTTCGAGAGCCTTAGTTTTAACACCCTTGTTATAGCCGTACCATGCAGAGGTAAGACGAGTGTCAGCCGAACGACCGATAAGATGATCGGTCAAGTAAGTAACGGCATTGAACGGCTGCCACCAAGTACCTTCAGCGTATTCAGATCCTGGCTGAGTATGAAGAATGTCCATCGCGATTTGTGCATTCTTAGAAACTTCCTTCTTCTTAATTTCAGAAGAACCAGTTACAGGGAAAATACGGCAGAAGTATTCGACGATATCTTCGTCCTTGGCTTTCTTAGAACCGAGGAACTGAGCCATTTCCTTATACTTGGCGAGCTTATCGGTTGCAATGCCAAGCATTTCCTTGACGTTACCTGGATCGAAAACCTTACGATGAGAGATCTTCGCCATACGCTCAACCTTAGAATTAAGCGAAAGAGTAAGCGTGTTATTGCAGACTACACGGATCGGAGTGAACCGAACGTCCGTCGAGAAGCCATACTTGTGGAAGTTAGAGAACAAAAGGTAGGAATCGATCTGATCGCCCTTGAAGAGTTCGAAGGATTCCTTA